ACCAGCACAAATACTGACTGGTAGTAGATGAATTACGTAGGCTTACATGTCCACACCCATTTTAGTTTATTTGATGGGATTGCTACTCCAGAAGAATACGTTGACCGTGCAGTTGAGTTAGGGATGCCTGCAATAGCCATCACTGACCACGGTACTTTATCTGGGCATAGGGAACTGCACCGTATTGCAAAAGCAAAGGGCATTAAGCCAATTCTAGGTCTAGAAGGATACATGTGTGCAGACATATCTGACACACGAGATAAGTCTGAAAGAGAAGGTCAACAAGATCTTGTCTACAACCACATTATCCTTCTAGCCAAGAATCAAATTGGTTTAGAAAACCTTAACAAGATTAGTGAACTATCTTGGACAGATGGTTTCTTCAAGAAGCCACGCTTTGACTTTACCATTCTGGAAAAGTACAAAGAGGGAATTATTGTTACTTCTGCTTGTCCAAGTAGTGTGCTTGTAAAGGCGTTAGAAGAAGAAGAGTTTGCTCTTGCTAAGAAATATATTTCTTGGTTCAAGGAACGCTTTGAAGATGATTATTATATTGAAGTAATGCCTCACAATGAAGCGCATATAAATAAATACCTTATTGAACTTGCAGATGAGTTTGGCATCAAGGTTGTTGTTACCCCAGACTGCCACCATGTTGACTCATCACAAAAAGAAATTCAGGAGTTTAAACTTCTTATGAATACGCATGGCAAGTTTGTAAAAGATGCAACATATGAAAAGTCAAAGAAAAAGGGCAGCATGATGGAGCGCCTTGATTACTTATATGGTGAAGATCGTCAGATGTCATTTAATAAGTTTGATATCCACCTGCTCTCATACGAAGAGATTAAAGCAGCGATGGAATCGCAGGGTATTGATAGACCAGACATATACTCAAACACACTTCTATTAGCAGATACAGTAGGAGACTATGGAATTCAAGAAGGACTAAACCTTCTTCCAGTACAGTACAAGAGTCCTGATAAGGAACTTGCAAAGGTTGCATTAGAAGGTTTGGCTGAGCGTGGTTTGTCAGAAAACCAAGAGTACCTTGACAGACTTGAAGAAGAGTTGCAGATTATTAAAGATAAGAAGTTTGCTCCATACTTCCTTGTTGTAAGCAATATGATTAACTGGGCCAAGAAAGAAGAAATTATGGTCGGCCCTGGTCGTGGATCTTCTGCTGGTTCTCTTGTTTGTTACGCACTAAAGATTACAGACATTGATCCTATTGAACACAACCTTTTGTTCTTCCGTTTTATTAACCCAGAGCGTAATGATTTTCCTGATATTGATACAGATATTCAAGATACTCGTCGTGAAGAAGTTAAAGACTATCTAGTTAGACAGTATCGACATGTTGCATCTATCGCTACCTTCCTTCAGTTTACTGGAAAGGGAATTGTTAGAGATGTTTCAAGAGTATTAAATATTCCTTTGTCAGATGTAAACAAGGTTTTAAAGACAGTAGATACATGGGATGACTTCTGTACATCTAAATCAACATATGAGTTCCGTGAAAAATATCCAGAGGTGGAGATTTACGGAGAGCAACTACGTGGTCGCATTCGTGGTACAGGAATCCACGCTGCAGGCGTTGTAACCGCAAAGGAACCAATCTTTAGATATGCACCACTTGAAACAAGATCGTCTACTGGGTCAGATGAAAGAATTCCAGTCGTAGGTGTTGATATGGAAGAGGCTGAAAGAATTGGTTTAATTAAGATTGATGCTTTGGGTCTTAAGACCTTGTCTGTTCTTAAGAACACAATTGACATTATTAAAGAGCGAGATGGAAAAAAGATCGACCTTCTTAAAATTAAAATGGATGATGCAAATGTTTATCAGATGTTATCAGATGGGTATACAAAGGGTGTCTTCCAGTGCGAAGCAGCACCATACACAAACCTTCTTGTTAAGATGGGTGTCAAGAATTTAAATGAACTTGCAGCATCAAATGCTCTTGTTCGCCCAGGTGCAATGAATACTATCGGAAAGGACTATGTTGATCGTAAGCATGGTCGTCAAAATATTTCTTATACACACCAGGTACTAAAACAATTTACGGAGGACACTTATGGCTGTATTCTTTACCAGGAACAGGTTATGCAAGCATGCGTACACCTTGGCGGTATGTCCATGTCGGAAGCAGATAAAGTTAGAAAGATCATTGGAAAGAAAAAGGATGCTAAAGAATTTGATCAGTTTAAAGAGAAGTTCGTAGAAGGTGCATCAAAGTTTATTGCTCCTAACGCTGCTCGTGATCTATGGCATGACTTTGAGGCTCACGCAGGGTACTCATTTAACAAGTCTCACGCAGTAGCGTACTCAACTCTATCCTATTGGACAGCATGGCTAAAATATTATTACCCACTTGAGTTTATGTACTCAGTGCTAAAGAACGAAAAGGACAAAGATGCGAGAACTGAATATCTTATTGAAGCAAAAAGAATGGGCATTAGCATTAAGTTACCTCACATTAACGATTCGGATATCGATTTTAAAATTGAGGGTAAAGGTATTAGGTTTGGACTCAGTGCTATCAAGTTCATATCTGACAAAATTGGTGAACGATACATATCGGCACGACCATTTAATTCGTATAAAGAACTTGAAGAATTTACATTTACCAAGGGCAACGGAGTAAACAGTCGTGCACTACAAGCACTAAGAGTGATTGGTGCTGCAACATTTAACGATAATCCTAGAAATGATCAGGAGATTAAAGAGAACCTGTATGAGTATCTAAACCTTCCAGAGTTTAATATTACAATACCTTCTCATTACTACGCCTTCATTCAGGACATTGTTGACTTTGAAGAAAAAGGATCATACATATTTATGGGTATGGTAAAATCAATTAAGCGAGGAACAGGATGGTCACGAGTTGAAATTTTGGACAAAACTGGCAGTGTCGGTATATTTGATGATGAAAATACAACTATTGAGACGGGTCGTTCTTATCTGGTCTTGTGTAATGATAACAGGATTGTATCTTTCATACCTTCAGATGAAATAAAAGAATCATCACATGCTCTTGTAAAGTTCTTAAGTTACAAGCAGTTGCCGTATAAGGATGATGAAATGTTCGTTGTATCTTTTAAGCCAAGAATAACAAAGGCTGGCAAGAAAATGGCATCTCTTACGCTTGCAGACACAAGCAGAGACCTGCACTCTATTACAGTTTTCCCTACATCTTTTGCAAAAGCCTATATGCATATTGAAGAAGGAAAGTCATACAAGTTTGATTTTGGCAAGACTAAAGACGGAACAGTAACATTGGAGGATGTACATGTCAGTTAGTATAGAAGAAGCGTTAGCACAACTTGACCCTAAGTTGAGAAAGAGATTGGGTAGCGGAGTAGGGGTTAACTATGAATACCAGCCTACACCTAGTTTTGGTTTAAACCGTGCTTTAGGAGGAGGTCTGCCTTATGGTAGACAAGTTCTTATCTGGGGCTCTAAGTCTTCCGCAAAGTCCTCTATGTGCCTTCAGATGATTGCTCTAGCACAGGCAGAGGGTAAGTTGTGTGCATGGATTGATTCTGAAATGTCATACTCAGAAGATTGGGCTAGAACTCTTGGGGTAGACCCAGAGAAACTAATCTATTCACAAGCAAGAACTATCAGCGACATGGTGGATGTAGGTGTTGGATTAATGAATGCAGGAGTTGATTTAATTGTGGTAGACTCTATTACATCTATGCTTCCTGCAATTTATTTTGAGAAGGACACAGATGAAATGAAGGCTTTGGAAAACACAAAGCAGATTGGAGCAGAATCTCGTGACTTTAGTAACGCATGGAAAATGCTTAACTATGCAAACAATAAAGTTAAGCCAACTTTGCTTGTTCTCATTTCTCAGTCTCGTAATAATATTAATGCTATGTATACTAGCCAGCAGCCTTCTGGTGGTCAGGCTACTAAGTTTTATTCCTCATGTATTATTAAACTCTTTTCTTCAGAGTCAGACAATCAAGCGATTAAGGGCAAAATCAAGGTAGGAGATAAATTAATTGAAGAAAAAATTGGTAGAACTATTAAGTGGGAACTCCAGTTCTCCAAAACCTCTCCAGGGTTCCAGTCTGGTGAGTACGATTTTTATTTTAGAGGTGACGATATTGGTCTTGATACCATTGGTGATTTGGTTACTACCGCAGAACTAAATGGTATTGTAGAGCGCACTGGTGCATGGTACATCCTTCCTGACGGATCAAAGGTACAGGGTAAAGAAGCATTTGTTAATCGTGTAAGAGAGGATCTTGACTTGCAAGAATCAATCAAGGCCAAACTAAATGCCTAGTTATACTGTGTATCATGGTCAGTGGGTTTGTCATACATGCAAAACTATAGTTCCAACATTAAGATGTTATGCTGAAACAAAAACATTAACTTGGATGTGTAAAGATAAGCACCTAACCACTGTATATTTGGGAAAAAGAAAGAAGAAAGATTTTGATGACGGAGAAGAGTGAGTCAAAGCGCATTGGTGCTAAGCAGCACAAAAACTCTGGTCGTAATACTCAAAAGGGAGATGCTTCCTGGAAAAACTTTGTTGTAGACTTTAAAGAAGTTGGAAAGTCTTTTACACTAAATAAAGAGGTTTGGGCAAAGGCTACTACTGATGCGATGAAGAATGGAAAAGACCCAGCCATTGTGGTCATCATGGGTGAAGGCAATTCAAAAGTAAGACTTGCTATAATTGAGATGTCAATTCTTGAAGATCTGGTAGATGGTGTATAATAAGAATATGGCAAATAATAGTTATAAAGAAAATGTATTTACCCTAGAAGAAATTAATGATATAGAAACAAGCATCTCAAATGAACTTAAAAATAGAGAGCATGTTGAGTGGTCAGATGCAATCATGGGAAATACGCATACAGAAAATCTTGTTAGGATTAAAAGAGACTTTCTTGGAAGAATAGAAATAAACAACCTCCCCATGCCAGACTCAGTTATTGAAAAAGTTTTAAATCTTGCAAAAGAAATGTATCAATTAGAAACATCACATCCTCAAAACATTAGTGGCATAACATACGTTGAGTATAATCCAAAATATGGAACACCATCTCTAAATGTACATAAGGATAATGGATCTTGCGGTTTTATATTAGACTATCAACTTGCCTCAAATATATCCTGGCCCTTTGGCGTTGAAGAATCTACATACGTTCTTTCTGATAATTCTATTTTGGCTATGTATCCGACCACACATTACCATTGGAGACCAAGCATTAAATGGAGTGAGGGAAATTTTGTTAGACTTATATTCTTTGAGTTCTTTACTCCAGGATTAACAAAGACTGAAGATCCAGTCAAGTATCAAAGTGCTTTAAGTTTTGCCAATAATTTTGTACAGGAGGATAAAAATGAAGTATGATGAAGTAAATACAATTGTTGATTCAGTTTTAACTGAAGATGAGATCAGAATGATCTACTCATTAGTTGAAAAATCTAATGAAGGGTATCTCATGGAACTCTTTAATCAAAAGATATCAAACTTTCCTTTACCAGAAGAGATATCTAAAAAAATAATTAGTAAGTGTGAAGAATTGTCTGGTGAATCAGGACTAGAAATATCTGAGTATCAGTTTTCAAAATATGAAAAAACAACAGATGAGAATGGAAAGACAAGAAATCCAAACCTATTCCCACATTTTGATGATACTTTTCCAGAGCCAAGATTTACATTTGACTATCAAATAGGTGGTAATACAACCTGGCCATTAGTAGTTGAGGGAAATGTCTTTGAATTAAAAAACAATCAGGCTTTGACATTTTCTGGAACACATCAGATTCATTGGAGACTAAAGAAAAACTTTGAAGATGGCGAAAGAATAGACATGGTTTTTTTTCACCTAAGAAAAAAAGGTGGGGCAAAAAAGGATCCATCTGTAAATGAAACAATGCATATAAAAGAGGGAACATTTAGAAAGATGTACGATCAGGGGAGAAATTAATATGGCAGAAATGCATAACTACCTAACACCAATGGATAAGTATTCAAAAAGACTGCCATTCTATGTAGATAATTTGTTTGACTTAGACCAAGTTTCAAGAATTAAATCACTTTTAGAAGAAAACAGAAAACTAGAGCCATTTATTATTGGCGACAGAATTGAAGATGGATACATAAGAACTTCAGAGTTTAGAAGTAGATACCAGCCAAAGATTGCAAAGAACATGTCAAGAACATTGATTGAGTTTGACATGCCAGAAGACTGTGAAAAGGTTTTAGATAGTATCGCTAAGCCAATGTATGATGGAGATATAGCGCTATGCCATTATAACTATATTGACTATAACATTAAGTATGGATATGGAGACAACAGTCCAGCACTACCTCCTCACCTTGATGCAGACGAAAATCTTATAACAATAAACTACTGCCTTGATACAAATATTGATTGGGACCTATACATTAGTACACCAGAAGATTCTTCTAAGTTTGAAAAATATACACTCACTGCTGGTCAAACTATTGTGTTTAGTGCTGTAAACCAAATTCACTGGAGACCTAAAAGAAAATTTAAAGAGGGTGAGTTCTGTGAGATTATTAGTATGGACTACTGTCCGACCACAAATTATAGATTTACTGGTGAAGATAATCCAATAGATCCAGAAAAAAGTCCACTTAAACGCAAAGAGTATTTAGATAAACTTCAGTCACGTCCAGACATGATGGCTGCTTTTAATCTATGGAACGAAGATGGACTTCGTGACGGTATTGACATGAAATCGATGGGATAAAAATGGAACAGCAAAGCACAACAATAGATATGGTAAATGGTCTATCAGAGATTGCAGACTATATGCAAGACGAAGAGTTGACTGTTGCGCTCACAATGATAGCCAAGTTAATCATTAAGCCAGACATTCCTTTAAATGTTGCACACGTAGAAATAGTAAGGCTTCAAGCAATAGCAGCAAAGATGGCATTTAAGGCTACATGGATGGCTAATGTTGACAAGTCAGATCGTGGAAAGAAGAATCTTTATTATACGGCAGCAGAGTCGCTTAATAATTTAGTGTCTGCACTCAAATATATTACACGCTAATCTGCTATACTTATACTAATAGAAACGAGTAAAAAAATGACAAAAAGTTTATTACAGCAGATTATGGTTAAACAGGAAAAGCCACCAGTACACTCAATAGATGTTGCTGGGCTGACTGAAAAGATTCAGTCTGGATATATTGTAAACCGAATTGATAAGCAAACACAAAAGAAAACATTTGCCCCATCCACAATTGCCTATGGGCATGGAGAGTGTCCAAGATATTGGTATCTTGCATTTGATGGTCAGATGTTTGAGGATGATGCAACACCATACAGTGCAGCGAACATGACTGCAGGAACAAAGTCTCACGAAAGAATTCAGGAAGCAATGAAAAATGTTCCAGATTTTCTTGTAGACGAAGAGTTCAAGATAACATATTCTGATCCACCAATCTTTGGTTACGGAGATGTTATGGTTAATTGGCAGGGAGAAGAACTCCTTGGCGAAATTAAAACAATGATGAATGAAGGTTTTGAATATCGCAAGGCTCACATGAAGCCTAAGACTGGGCACCTTGTTCAGTTGCTTATCTATATGAAGATTCTTAAGAAGGCAAAGGCTGTTCTTATTTATGAAAATAAAAACAATCATGAGTTGCTTATTCTTCCAGTAGAAGTAAATGATTATTATCGTCGGTGGGTAGACCAGACGTTTGAATGGATGAGATCAGTTCGTAAGGCTTGGGTCGACAGAACCCTTCCTGAAAAGAACTATCGCTCAAATTCAAAAATTTGCAAATCGTGTCCAATTAAAAAGGCATGTGCAGAGGCTGGTAAGGGAGACTTAAAACTAAAGTCCTTGGAGCCGATAGATGAAGCATTGTCAATGGTGTGATAAACAATTTAATACAGATATAACATATCAAATATATTGTTCGTCAGAGTGTAGAGACATGTCAACAAAAGAAAAAATTGCTGCAAGGTATATAATTTCTAGAAGACAAAAAAGAAAAGGCAAAGACAGAAATTGCAAATCGTGCAAAGAACCTTTATCAATATATAATGATGAAAATCTTTGTGTTAAGTGCAATATAAATCCTTCAGATGTAGCAAAAGCATTAAAAGAAATTAAGGATAATTTAAAATGAAACTAGCAGAGGCAATAGGAACTAAACTTCCGAAAACTATTTGTGCTATTGATGCAAGCACTAATAGCCTTGCCTTTGCTATTTTTGATACCAGACAAAAAACTTTAGAGTCAGTAGGAAAGATTACCTTTAAGGGCAATGATACATATGAGAAGGTTATGGATGCTGGACAAAAAGTAAAGGCTTTTCTTGACATGTACGGTGGGTTTGAGGCAATTGTAATTGAGCATACAGTGTTTATGAACAGTCCTAAGACAGCAGCAGATTTGGCATTAGTTCAAGGGGCTATTCTTGGTGCATCAGGGCAATCTGGAACAAAAGTCATTGGTAAGGTTGCTCCAATCACATGGCAAAACTTTATTGGAAACAAGAAAATATCCAAGGATGAAAAACTATTTATTAAATCACAAAATCCAGGTAAGTCAGAGTCATGGCTCAAGTCTTACGAACGAGAGTTAAGAAAACAAAGAACCATAAGATATATCAATACTATTTATGATAGAACTATCACAGACAACGATGTTGCAGATGCTTGTGGAATTGGTCACTGGGCATTATCAAACTGGAGCAAGGCAATAGGAGTTGACAAATAATACCATGGCTGCTAAACTATATACAAGTGAAGTCTATATGCGTAAGAGATATCTTGTGGATAAAAAGACCCCAGAAGAAATTGCAAAGGAGTGCGGATCTAGTGTTGAGACTATATACGTATACCTTGCAAAATTTGGATTAAGGAAGTCAAAACGATGAAAAAGATTAAGTATGTTTTGTTTGTAGTGTCGTTGGTAGCAGCGGTTGGTATTTCCTACGCAACACTAACACTAAAGGGAATGCCAGATACTTTTGAAATGGAGGATGACGATGAGTGAAAGTTTAAACATTACAGTTGACCAAGTAAACAATCCTTTACATTACACCTCTGACCCTTCTGGTATTGAATGCATAGAAATTACTCGCCATCGTAATTTCAATATTGGCAATGCATTTAAGTATCTTTGGAGAGCAGGACTTAAAGATGAAGCAAAGACTATACAAGATTTAGAAAAGGCAATCTTTTATATCAAGGATGAAATTAATAGGTTAGAGGGCAAATATGTCAACTGAAGATGATCTAGTTAAGCATCTTGATCAAGTAAATCAGGTAGTAGAAGAATACTTAAAAGGCAATGACCCTACAGTAATTTCAAAACAACTAGACATACCAAGAACAAAAGTTGTGACACTTATCAATGAGTGGAAAGTTATGGCATCTGCTAATGATGCTATCCGTGCTCGTGCCAAAGAAGCACTTGCTGCAGCAGACACTCACTATAGCAAGTTAGTTTCTAGAACATATGAAGTTATTGATGAAGCATCAATGACAAATAATCTTAGTGCAAAGACTGCAGCCATTAAACTTGTAATGGATATTGAGTCTAAGCGTATTGATATGCTGCAGAAGGCTGGCCTTCTTGAGAACAAAGAACTTGCAGAAGAGATGATTGAAATCGAACGCCGTCAAGAAGTTCTTGTTTCTATACTAAAGGATATTGCTTCTGAGTATCCCCAGATTCGTGATGAGATTATGCGTAGGCTTTCCTCATTTGCAAAAGACAACGAGGTGATTACAGTTGTCCACGATGTTCAATGATTTTTTAGAAGCACTACAAGATGATCATTTTCAAGAGATTCCAGTAGACGCAAGAACCTTTGTAGAGGGCGAGGCTTACCTTGGCCAACCTCCTCTATCAGATATTCAGTACGATATTGTAGAGGCCATGAGCCAAATCTACCGTAAAGAAGATTTAATAAATCTTTTAGGTGAAGAAAAAGGATCAAAATACTACGATAAGTACACAAAAAATGAAATCATTTTGCAACTTGGCAAGGGATCTGGAAAAGACTTTACATCAACCGTAGCATGCTCATACATCGTATACAAACTTCTATGCCTAAAAGACCCAGCAAAATATTTTGGTAAGCCCTCTGGAGATGCTATTGACCTAATCAACGTTGCTATTAACGCCCAGCAAGCAAAGAATGTTTTTTTTAAAGGTTTTAAAACCAAGATTGAAAAGTCTCCATGGTTTGTTGGAAAGTACAATGCTAAGGCAGACTCCGTTGAGTTTGATAAGTCTATTACAGTTTATTCTGGACACTCAGAAAGAGAATCACACGAAGGTTTAAACTTGTTACTTGCAGTTCTTGATGAGATTTCTGGTTTTGCTTCGGAGATTGGAACAGGAAATGATCAAGGTAAGACTGCAGATAATATCTATAGAGCATTCCGTGCTTCAGTAGACTCTCGCTTCCCTGACTTAGGAAAGGTTGTTTTGCTTTCATTCCCAAGATATCCAGGAGACTTTATTTCAGAAAGATACGATGCAGTGATTGCAGAAAAAGAATCAATTGAAAAGACTCATAGATTTATTATTAATCCAATTTTGCCAGAAGATGATCCAGATAACTACTTTGATATTTCTTGGGATGAAGATCAAATACTTTCATACAAATACCCAGGAGTGTTCGCATTAAAGAAGCCAACATGGGAAGTAAACCCTACTAGAAAGATTGATGATTTTAAGATTGCATTCTTGACAGACCTAGGAGACGCAATGCAAAGATTTGCTTGTGTTCCAACTTTTGCATCAGATGCATTTTTTAAGCAGTCTGAAAAAGTAAGAGCCTGTATGACATTAAGAAATCCAGTAGATAACTTTAGAAGGTTTGATGAATCCTTTAAGCCAGATCCAGACAAGGTTTATTATGTTCATGCTGACCTTGCACAAAAGCACGACAAGTGTGCAGTAGCAATTGCACATGTTGAGAAGTGGGTAAATATTCAGGTAATTAATAATTACGAGCAAGTAGCACCAATGGTAGTGGTCGATGCAGTAGCGTGGTGGGAGCCAAAGATTGAGGGGCCAGTTAATTTATCCGAAGTAAAGATGTGGATTCAAAACCTTCGTAGGCTTGGATTTAATATTGGTATGGTTTCATTTGACCGTTGGCAGTCCTTTGATATTCAAAATGAGTTAAAACAAGTAGGAATGAGAACTGATACTGTTTCTGTTGCCAAAAAACACTACGAAGATATGGCTATGCTTGTATACGAAGAAAGACTTGCTATGCCAGCAATCGAACTTTTGTTCGATGAACTAACACAGTTAAAAATTATGAAAAATAATAGAGTTGACCACCCACGAAAGAAGTCAAAGGACTTGGCTGATGCTGTGTGTGGAGCAATATTTGGGGCAATATCACATACCCCAAAAGATCAGAATATGGTCGTAGAAGTTCATACTATTAGTGATCGACCTAAGCAAGTTGACACAGGTCAGGACAATGTGATACACTATAAACCTATGCCAGATGATGTAAAAGATTATCTGGA